CGATCAAGGTATTACGGTTAGCGGCGGCGATACCAGTGTTCCTTATATTAACCAAAATACCACCAACCCTATGACAGGTATGATGCGAGTCTGGGGGTCGGACACGCAGGTATTTGATGGTAGCCATTGGCTTAATATGAATTCCAGTTATGCCACCGCAAGTTTAGGTCCAGAATTACAAGTATTATTAAATTGGATACGACGCAAGATGATACAAGAACAAGACCTACAATCGCTCATGGAGAAACATCCAGGCCTTAAAGATGCCAAAGATCGCTATGAGGTCATGTTGGCTTTAGTCCAGGAGAACAGCAAGTGATTACGTTGCCGCCTGGTTGTAAGGTATCATACGAAATACGTTTTTTTGTATCAGAATTAACAAATGAAATGGGAGAATGGTTTAACATGATTGGTGGCCACGCAGGTGCGATCGAAGAGTTTGACTATCTAGGTCGCAAACATATAGTAAAACAAGTACAGTACGGTAAGGCAAAATCCAGCTACGTTACTAAAGATGGTACCGGTCTTACATTAATACGGTTTACTGGCGAAGATGCAAGTACAGCAAGTGTATTTTTATTGAAATTCATGGAACAGATCCAGAAGCACAATTTTAACATATATAAGGATGGTAAAGAAAATGTCTACTAAGCAGCAGGTGTATTACACAGAGAACAACGTTAAGCAATGGATACATTCAATCATACGGCAAATGAGTGCAGATGGATTTAAACCTGATTACATCGTGGGTATCACTCGAGGTGGACTCACACCTGCGTCTATGCTTAGTTACTATTTGGAAATACCAATGTGTACTTTAAATGTTAGTTTTCGTGAAAACGGCGGCGAAGAATTAGAAAGTAATCTTTGGTTGGCCGAAGAAGCATTTGGATATATGACGCAATCAAAGGAATCGGAATCAACATTTGATATCGCTGCCGCTAAAAATATACTTATCGTTGACGATATCAACGATACCGGACGTACCATTAAATGGATCAAAGATGACTGGGAAAACGGGTGTTTGCCAATGGACGAACGGTGGGAAGAAGTATGGGGACATAACGTGAAATTTGCTGTTATGATTAATAATGAAGCAAGTGAATTTAAAGATGTAGATTACGCCGGATTGACTATCAATAAACACGAAGATCCAACCTGGTGTGTTTTTCCCTGGGAAGAATGGTGGAGATAAATAGTTATATCCCAGGAATAGCGGCCTTCGGCGTTCATCCCGCTTTACAAATTCTGCCGCCTATGCTACACTTAACATAGGAGAATAGTTATGGCAAAGAAATATTTTAGTACTAAAACGTATAGACAAATTGGTCCAGTTGCATACCGACAGTGGAGAGCAGATAGCCATTGTAATCAGATTCACGGATATGCGATGAGCTTCCATTTTGAGTTTGAAGCGGATACTTTGGATGCACGTAATTGGGTCACTGACTTTGGCGGTCTAAAGCCACTAAAGGAACATTTAGAAGATTGGTTTGATCATACATTGCTGGTCGCACAAGATGACCCAATGCGTGAGCATTTGCTAGAACTTGGTAGACTTAAACTTGCCAAGATCACAGAAGTTGAAAAGACTGGTTGTGAAGGCATCGCAGACTTCTTGTACGAATACGTTAATACAATTTTTTTGCCAAACTGTGGTGCAGACGAAGCTAAACGTGTTTGGTGTTGTAAAGTAGAAGTAAGAGAAACCGACAGCAATATGGCCGGACGCAAAGGTCACAGGGAAGATAATGAATTCCAAGTTTAAAGAAGCATTGGGTATACTGCAAGAGGAATGTGCCGAAGTTATTGTAGAAGTCAGTAAATGTAATCGCTTTGGCATGGATAGTAATCACTATAAAACCGGCATTCAGCATAGCAAAATGTTGGGGATGGAAGTTGGCGATGTATTGGCAATGGTGGATATACTCGTTGAACAGGGTGTATTGGATCGTAATGAGTTAGATATCGCTATCCAAAACAAAAAAGAGAAACTTAAATTATGGTCAAGCATATATGAGTAAAATTAAAGTATCAGAACTATTTTATAGTTTACAAGGCGAGGGACGATTTGTTGGAGTACCAAGCGTATTCCTTAGGACCTATGGTTGTAATTTTACTTGTAGTGGGTTTGGCTGCAAGCCCGGGGAAAAATCAATTGAAGCAGACGAAGTCGCCAAGGTAGTTGACAAGTACGATACATTCTTAAGTTTGCCATTGGTTAATACTGGATGCGATAGTTATGCAAGTTGGCATCCTGGATTTAAACATCTCAGCCCAACAGTAACGACCGAAGACCTAGTGGACCAAATGCTTGCGCTGACCCCAAATAATAAATGGGTACAAAATAATGGCAATGATGTACATCTAGTTATCACCGGAGGCGAACCACTACTAGGGTGGCAACGTGCTTATCCAGAGTTATTGTCACACCCTAGGATGGCCGATTTAAAGAACATCACATTTGAAACAAACGGTACCCAAGAATTACACGAAGACTTTAGGGATTACTTGATTGAGTGGGCAGATCGGTATGGACGAGAAGTCACCTTTAGTGTTAGTGCCAAGTTAAGTGCGTCAGGTGAAACATGGGAAGATGCTATCAAGCCAAAGATTGTTAATATCTATCAAACATACGGACATGTGTATCTTAAGTTTGTTGTTGAAACACAGGACCATGTTAATGAAGCAATCAAGGCTGTAGAGGCATTCAGACACAATGGATTCAAAGGTGTGGCATACTTGATGCCACAAGGTGGGGTCGTTAACCCGTACGAATCTAACAAACTAAACATTGCCAATATCTGTGTTGAACACGGATTTAACTATAGTCCAAGACTGCATGTTGATTTGTGGGGCAATGGTTGGGGTAAATGATGGGCGCAGGATACCACGGCAAAGTTCTATTGGCAAATGACCGATGGGACGACGTCGACGCATTTTATACTATAGCACATTGGCGATTAAGATTCTTATGGCGGCCAAAACGTAGTGCTATAACCGGTCGCTGGCTATGGTTGTGTCGTGTATACGAAGGTACAGCAATGTGGACCGGCCTCGGCTCCGAATTAACTCCTGATGCAATTGTTAAGTTTAGATACCACGAACCAACAGAACACATTATTTGGCAATTAAAAGGAAATTACAATGGGAATATTTGATCGATTTAAAAAGAAGCCAGCTATAGTCAAGATAACAGAAACACCAAAGGCTAAAAAGTCTGTAAAAACAGAAAAAGAAATTGCCACAGAAAAAGGTTTACCATGGGTTGCTGTATTAAGTGTAGATCTCGATCCAGACAATATTGGTAATGGTGCATTTGAACTAGATTGGAATGATAAGTTTATCACTAATCTAGTAAGAGCTGGGTACGAAGGTAAATCTGATTCGGATATGGTTGACCGGTGGTTCGCAGAAGTTTGCCGTAATGTAATTGCAGAAAATTACGAACAATGGGAAGCTAATCAACCAATAGATGCTAGACCAAGAGTCAATGATCGTAAGGACCTTGGCAATGGAAAAACAGAGGTAAGTTAATGGAATCTATTAAAGCACCCAAGACTATTAAAGTATATCAATTAATCCGACAAACAGGTATGTCAATGATCAGTGTTGGCAGTGGTACTGCTGGACTCGGCATAGGTTTTTATTCTACACAAAGCGACGCTGAACTGAATAGAACAATGGAGATTCTTAGAGATACATCCACTGGGACTGGGGTTAATAAACCTAAGTTTCATTTATTTGAGTTAGAGATGCCTAACCCAGCATACACCGAATTATAGTACACGGAGATAAGTTAAATGACAAAATATACAAACAATAAAGAATCAGACGATGCGCTGGCAATATTTTTAGCCAATGGCGGTGTTGTACAACAAATCGCACGTGATGTTAGTTCACAGTTAGAAGGACAAACATTTTGGGGTACTGCAAAGAAAGCTGCCAAGGTCGCTGCCGCACCGGTGATTAAAAAAAGTAAGACAACCAAGAAAAAGTAATACCGTGATAGTATATGTAAATGGTGACAGCCATAGTGCAGGAGCCGAGGCCGTAAATCCGTATTGTTTTGCCCAAGATGATCCATTGTATTGGGGTTTGGGAAGGCAACCACACCCGGATAACGAACGTGTGAGTTACGGATGCCATATCGCTAATTACCTTGGCGCTATCCTGTATTGCGATGCAGAGTCGGCATCAAGTAATGCTCGCATCATACGTACCACGAGAGAGTATCTAGAAACTAATACTCCCAATTTAGTGATTATCGGATGGTCTACATGGGAAAGAGAAGAATGGTTACACAATGGACAGTATTGGCAAATCAATGCTGGGGGTGTTGGCAATGATTGGCCAGAAGAATTTAAGCAAGCATATCCAAATTGGATCATAGAAAAAAACTATAATGTCGCGATGGATCATGAACATACCCGTATCAATAATTTGCACTTGGATCTAGTGGCACGTAAAATACCACATTTGTTTTTTAATACGTTTGCACCATTTAGCAATGTACACCAATTGGATTGGCACGACTGTTATCTATATCCATATAGTGATGAGTTTACTTACTATAATTGGTGTAAACAACAAGGATTCAAGACTGTAACGCCATCTTCTTACCATTTTGGACCGGACGCACACGAAGCTTGGTCTTTATTTTTATTTCGGACATATAGCCATTCAATGTTGACAGCTAAATAATAATATGCTACTATTACTACTATGAGATACTTACTAGTTGATACCGCAAATACGTTTTTTCGAGCAAGACATGCCGCCCATCGTCAGAGTGAGACCTGGGATAAATTGGGGTTTGCTATACACGTCACACTTGCCAGCGTAGGTAAAGCATGGCGGGAACAGAAAGCTGACCATGTTGTATTCTGTTTAGAAGGGCGTAGCTGGCGCAAGGACTTTTACGAGCCCTATAAAAAGAATCGTGCTGTGGCTTTTGCGGCCCTTACTGAAAAGGAAGCAGAGGAAGATCAATTGTTTTGGGATTCGTTTGATGAACTTAAAACATTCTTAATTGACAAGACTAACTGCACCGTGCTACAGCATAGCGCATTGGAAGCCGATGATTTGATCGCCGGTTGGATACAAGCACACCCAGATGATCATCATACTATCGTCAGTAGCGATAGCGACTTCCATCAACTACTTGCAACCAACGTAAAACAATATAATGGAATAGCAGATGAGCTCCACACCATCGAAGGCATCTTTGACAAAAAGGGTGCCCCAGTCAAAGATAAAAAAACTAAGGAACCTAAAAAAATCCCAGAGCCAGCCTGGATTCTCTTTGAAAAATGTATGCGGGGCGACACAAGTGACAATGTCTTCTCGGCGTATCCAGGTGTACGCACTAAAGGCAGTAAAAATAAAATTGGGTTAGAAGAAGCGTTTAAAGACCGAGATTCAAAAGGCTTCAATTGGAACAACCTAATGCTACAGCGATGGACCGATCATAACGGTACAGAACATCGTGTGTTAGATGATTACAATCGTAACGTGCAGTTAGTCGACTTGTCGGCGCAACCAGACCATATCAAAGTAATAATTGCTGAATCTATCGCTACAAATAGTGTTGTAAAGAATACTGAACAGATTGGCACCAAGTTTATGAAGTTCTGTGGCAAATACGAATTAAATCGCATTAGCGATAATATCCAAAACTATGTAGACTTTTTATCAGCAGGTTATCCAGAATGAGTACATACACACCAGACCGATGGGTGATCGTTGAATTTGATTATAAAGAAGAAAAACTACGCAAGGTACTTGCAAGCTGGTATGGTGGATATCTTGGCAGCGATAGTTGGAAGCTGAGTTCCGGCATTACTGAAACTATCGAGCACGAAGACCGTTACGAATTTACGAACTATTCCGGTAGTCTGTACGTTTGTCGTAAAGGCGCACACGGAATGAGTGGATATGCTGCCAGTATATACGAAGGCTGGGTGCGGCAGTTAGAGGGATCCGGTAACACCATCACTTTGTTAGAGGGTGTGTGAAGTACATTGTAGTCTTTGCGCTCGGTGTTTGCGGCCTATACTATTTTATTAAATATTTTCCCGCCGCATTACATGGAACGATGGTATATAATTGCACATGGGTCGAGATTACCCCTGATATACCAATTACAGTTAAAGAAGAATGTCGTAGACTTAGATCGGAGAAAAAATGAGCAAAACAAAACACAAACCATATCAATGGATCGATGGTGAAACTGCTGATCGTATCACCAGTATGAATCTCAAAGACTATCGTGCATGTCTTAGGAAAGAAATGAGAGAATGGAAGAAGAATCCAAAAAGTGATGCTAACCCTAAGGGCAAATGGATGCATCCAGAAGACCTAGTCATTAATATGCAGACCATCGCGGCTTTGGATTTAATTATTGGCCACTTTATCACAACATCGGACGAAATCAAATGAACACGATGCTGTTTGCTTATTATACAGGTTGGATCTTATGCATATTAGCAGGGATCGCGTTGTTAGTTGAACTTTTACTTTATTGGATAGGAAAAAGATAATAAAATGACATTACCCGACGAGCGATATCGTGCTATCGTACAAACTGAAAAGTTTTTAAGAGAAATACTCTCTACGCCACGAATTCCAAAAAAAATCAAGGATGGTGCCGGATGGTGTTTGCGACATTACCCTAACGAGTGGGAACTAAAACGTGCCGCAGAAAAAGCGCCGGATGTGTTTGCTGAACGTATGGAACCTGTTTATAGAATGATTAAACAGTATGAGCAAGATAAGGAACAAGAATGAAACAAGAACTAGACGCCGGAAGCCTATCAATCAAAAGGAATTAATCAGTGTCAACTGTAATATTGTTGTTAGCTTTACTTGGTATTAAACATTTTATTTGTGATTTTGTATTGCAATATCCGTATATGCTTGCTGAGAAAGGTATATACGGTGCCAAGGGAGGTGTCCATCATGCAGGGTTCCATGCCATTGGTACTTTAATAGTGTTACTGCTGTGTGGTATCACTATCATTGATTCTATCGTGTTATCATTGCTAGATGGCATCGTGCATTATCACGTCGATTGGGTCAAGCAACAACTGAACAAAGGACTCACCTATGCTGATAATAAATTTTGGATCATACTAGGAGCTGACCAAGCTATGCATTATTTGACATACGTGTTTATCATTGGGTTGATTGTAGCATGAGTTATTCTATTGCCAATGGTGGGACTCAGACTATAACTTTAGGAGGAGCCGGTGGTGGAGGTGGCGGAGGTGCTGGTGGGTTCTTTACCAATACCCCACAAACGCGTCAACTAACAGCAATGTCTCTTGACCAAGATGGCATTAATCTTAAAATACTCAAGGCCAGTGGCGGTTGGGTTGTACAAGTGTATCAGCTAAATGATAGTGTCTCCGGAGAATATAAAAAACCAGAGTTACACATTATCCCCGATGATGTAGATTTTGATAAAGAGTTAGGTAAGATTATAATGATGAGCTGTTTGAAAGGATAATATGGCAGACACTATTGCAAGACCAGTGATAAAAAATAAGTTTTGGATCGTAGAAGGTGGCAGTGGAGAAAAGATTGCCACTATACAGGCGATCGGGGAGGATGGTGGATTTGTATATGTACACAATAACGAACGTACTCTATATCCATCAATTAAACTACTAAGCCAAGAATGTAATATTATATTTGCCAAGATTGAAAAACCTGTTAAGGTCGAAGTTAACGAAGTATACGGATATCCAACTTCCAGCAATCGGATACATAATCAAGTGCTTGATGTGCAACGATACTTGCCCATCTTTACCAAAACATCAAAATCAAAAAGTTTCTTTTGTGCGGGACACTATATTATTAAATTTAGCAATACTTGGGTACGTGCGTTTTGTCCAAAACTCATTACGTTGAATCGATACGCATACCAAGGTCCATTTAAAACTGCGGAACGTATGCTAGAGGCGATGAAGGAAGCAAATGGCAGCTGACAATTTACCATTTCATATTAAATTGTTCAATGACAGGGTAAGGGGCATGAATCAAAGTAACGGTAAGATCCTAACCTTAAATCAACAAGAAGCTCGTAGTTTACACGCCGAAATCTTTGATTTGATGGCCACGATTGCACATTTAAGTAAACAACCAGATGTGCCACCTGTAGTGGTTGCCAGCATGGATGGCGGCGTATTTAAGTAAATATGCGTATATAACCTAGCTAAATAAACAGTACATCAAGGATTAATGAAATGAGTCGACCTAAACCAACTGTGTTGTTGGACTACGTAAACAAGACCAATTATAAAAGTGAGCAAGTATTAAACTCCGAGGGCATCTGGGCAGTTTTCTACGACAAATCCCCGATCAACTTGAAAACCCATAACATACTTGTCAGCTACCCAGGTCCTAAATATAAGAAGGTTAGTTTTTCTAATCCTGGACATGCGATAAACTTAGCAAAGAAATTAAACACCTTATTCAAGTCGGATAAATTCACTGTGGTGTTGTTAAAATCCGGTGACCACGTCTTCCCCTAAGCGTTATTCCCAACGCCAACTTACAAAAATATTCTGCATCCAAGCCGGTATTCCAGAAGGACAGACAGTCGTATGGCAACTCCGTTGGTGGACCAATCCCACTGATCCAAACAGCCTACGACTAAATCTAGCTGGATTGCAGTTCGTCAAGGCCACTCTTAAACTAGTGGGATATGAATTTGTACTCAACGATGATCTTACCAACTTACATATACTACAGTTAGAACGAGTATTCCGAGGTATGTATTATTTGCTGCATCGACATAAGATAATAGTGTTTGATGACGAGGAAGCAGTGATGCTATCCTTACACGCAAATGACTTGGCCGGCTATCTATCGCACCTTGCTGTATCACAAGAATTTAAATAATCCATTAAAGAGGTTGACTGATAATTATGTTTAATGTAAAGTAACAACATTGCCGATGGACATGTCATAGGGGCTACGCCGGAGGGAATTACAACTAGGAGATTTAAAATGGCACAACAACCACAGTCGTCATATGCGTCACAACAAAATGCTCAGTATACACACTCGGGTTCAAAGTTTGTAGATCTCGGCACAAGATTTAACAACACAATCTCGAACCTTCCGCGTATTAAACAAACCGGTGCTCGAAGCATGATCACAAATGCCTGTAACGAGTTTATAAAAAAGCACAGCCATCTTACCTGCTTTGAAGACATGGATCTTGCAGAAGCTGGCGAGACTTGTATGGCAGATTGCTTAATTGATATCACTATTCAGCGTATTCTTAATTTGCCTTGGTGTGCAGAAATTTTAACTGATTTCCGAGAAGTGCAGGCTGACCCAATTAAACTATACGAGGTTGGTGATGGCGGCGACCTCGAACATCAATATCCAGTCGGTACTAAACTCTTTGCCAGCTGGGACGCTCAACATACCGCTGTTGTTTATTGGATCATTGCAGTAATGATCTTTAAGCAAGATCCTAAAAATGTCATGGTGCCTAGCATTTTGTACAAGGTTAAAAACCGTGCTGATATCCGCATGAACTTTGTTAGCGGTAACAGCGACAAAGGTAAACTTACACTAGACAAAATTGATTTGTACCGCCAAATGGTATTAGGTGTGCGGCTCGATGGTAACAATGACCCAAAATGGGAAGAAGCTGAATTAAAACAACAACATCTCGCGGGTGCTGATTTGTTTGTAACAGCAGAAAAGTTCGGTGATACCCATATGCCGGGGGCAATCAGTCGTATGACAGAAATTGACAAGTACAGTAGCGATATTATCCGTAAGTTTGCCCTGTATACTACAACCATTCCTGCACCACGTTCAATAGATTCGCAGGAAATTGAAATCATGTGTGCATGGTTTAACCTTGCCAAAGAAGATGGTATGGACTATACAGACAACGAAGTAGTTAGTATTGGCAATCATCTACATAGTCTTTTCAATGCCGACTTCCACGAATCTAGTCCGTTTTGGGGCAAAGTACGTACAGCATACGAGCATTGGCATAAAAAGTACTATGGCGGGTTGCCGTCTACTCATCAACCTAAGCATATGAAAATGAATAAGAATTGGAACACAGGTGGTACGTTCCTGTGGCACCAACTAAGCAAAACATGGGGTGGTCGTATTCCGTCACTTAATGCTAGTACACCGTTTATGCCTGCAGTAAAGGACTTGTACTAATATGGATATCTTAGAACAAAATTTAAAAGAAATTAGGCCTAAACGTAAGTCTAATGTTAAACGTAACGACAAGTCCTATGCAGATTGTTTAACCACAACTACATCAGAGCTTGAGCGCCTACTAGAACTATATCGTACTACAGTTTTCGACGAAGATATGCGAGCGAGGCTACTACGTGATAGCATTGATCACCATATCCGTCGATATCATGGATACGCTATCCAAGGCAAGATTAACTCGCACTATCATCAAAGGGGTGTTAGTTTAAAAGCCGAGGATACGATCTTTGAACACGTTATTCCAGCAGCGCAGGTTCGTGATTTATTGATCGAAAACAAACTATCAATAAATCAAGCCCTTAACGTGCCTACATGTCGTGTATCACGCAAAGGTAACAGTTTGCTCAATGCCCGTGGTATGCACGATCGTAATATAGATCCTTGGAACTTTTTTAAACGCTATAAAACAGGTATGACAGAATCGGATTATAATGGTAATACGGTATTTCCCGAGTTTGAAGCATATAACGGCCAGAGAATACCTAACCTAGACACGTGGACTTTGCGTGATCATTTTAACTTGTTTGGTATTGTATAACATGGTAATTTAGCAGTAAAATCAAAGACTTACATCCCCCTACAGCAGGGGGATTTTTTTGATTGACCGTAAATGAGGTTGGTGCTACAATATGCCCATGGACGTTAAAAAACATCTAACGGAACGACACCTCAATCCCGACCTCTACACTGTAAGTTGGGACGATGAGACCGCCTGCTTTGCCTTGTGGAATCTGTCGGGGCAATGGGTAGGCTACCAGCAGTACAGACCATTCGCATCCAAGACCGCCCGCAACGATCCACGCGATGGTCGCTACTTTACGTGGGCCAAAGATCGCTTGGCCGTGTGGGGGCTGGAGTCGTGGGACTTTCGCACGGATGTCTTGTTTGTTACCGAAGGTGTATTTGATGCTTGTCGTCTGCACAATCTAGGATTGCCTGCGGTAGCAGTATTGGCCAACGATCCCAAACGTCTGCGGCCCTGGTTGGGATCGCTGGCTCGTCGCACTGTGGCAGTATGTGACGACGATGCCGCAGGTGCCAAGCTGGGCCGGCTCTGCGATCAGGCAGTTACTACAAGTGCAGGCAAAGATCTTGGAGATATGACCACTACGCAAGTGCTTGATTTTGTTAAGGAAAATTTCCCACAATTTTTGGTTGTCCAATAAATCCATTCCGTTTATAATAGCTACATACAGTTAGATAACAGGAGAAACAAATGCAAAATTATGTGCAAATGACAGTTGGTGGGATGCAAGCGATGGTTCCGGCGGAACATGCCAAAAAAGTGCAAAAGAAGCAGGACTTGGTTGCCCAAGTGATGCGCCTGCAAACAGGTATGAAAGCCTGCACTGGTGTCGCCCACACGATTTTGCAAGAGCAGTTGATGGAAACCATGGGTAAAATCCGTAATTTGAACCGCAGGATTCCCCCGTGTGTGAAGTTTATCTAATAGAATCAAGCACTTACAGCACCTATATTTTGGTTGTCCGATAAATCCATTTCGTTTATAATGTATACATACAGTTAGATAACAGGAGAAACAAATGGATAAGAGCACAATAGAATACGCGATTAAACAAAAAGACGCTTTCTATATTGACGAAACTGATAGCAAATCCGGTCCTGTGGTTCGCTGGAACACCAGCAATAATATCCCGTTTCAAGACATGTTAGAAGCTTTTGTTAGCCTGGGCTACATTGGCCAATTGGAATTGCAGAATAGTTTGGATCAACGCAAAATTGAAGACCGTATTGCGATCGAAGCATATCGCAAGAATTACAAAGGTCCATCCGAAGAAGAAATGTTTGAAATGCGGTCCGCATTTGGTGCTGGTGAGCGAGTAGTGAATGTGCTGACTGGTACGGTAACTCAGCTGTAATTTGTCCAATAAATCCGTTTCATGTATAATGTATGTATTGTAACTAATAAGGAATAACTTATGAAAACGTTTCAATTTGCGGGTTTTAGTCGTGTAGCTGGTGAACTTAAGTTTCGCACTGCAATGAGCCAAGCCCGTGCTCAGCAATTAGCCAAGCTCGGCGACACTGATGTCAATATGACTATACTGCCTACGCTGATGTCTAAAGTAGAAGCCGCTAAGTGGTGCTTGACATCACCGGTGTTTGACAAGTGTGGTGAAGATGTGTTGGCATTGTTCACTGCCAATGCAGTGGATGAGAATCCGTTTGTTGCGCCTAAGGTAGCCAAGGCACCTAAGGTGGCTAAACAACCCAAGACCGTCAAGGTCACTGTGCCTGCGGCGCAGGTGCAAGGGGTGGTAAAGGTGGAGTCCGTGGCCGAGGATGTTGCACAGTCCTCAAAAGACAAGGCAAAGGCACGTGCCCAGTTTATGAAGATGCTCGCGGAAGTGTGCGACGAAGTAAAGGCGATGTAGTTGACCAGTAATTCGTAACCTCGTATAATAGTTTTACATTAATAAAAGGAGTTTTAAATGGCCGTGACTGAAAATCGTAGTGTAACCCCAAACGAAGCACGTAGTCGTGTTTTGCGTTGTTTTAAAAATAAACGTCCTGTCTTCTTGTGGGGACCTCCGGGAATCGGCAAGTCAGAATTGGTTGCTGGATTGTGCGAAGATCTCGGCGGGCATATGATTGATATGCGACTGGGACAATGCGAGCCAACTGATATCCGTGGTATCCCGTTCTTCAATAAAAATAAAGAAGTAATGGATTGGGCTCCTCCAATCGAATTGCCTAGCGAAGAGCTTGCTAAAAAGTATCCTATCATCGTATTGTTCTTGGATGAGTTGAACTCGGCGGCACCGGCTGTGCAAGCGGCGGCGTATCAATTGATTTTGAATCGTGGTGTTGGCACTTATCGCTTGCCGGACAATGTTGTTATGGTTGCCGCAGGTAATCGCGAATCAGATAAGGGTGTTACTTATCGTATGCCAAGTCCTTTGGCAAATCGTTTCGTCCACTTGGAAGTGCGGACAGACTTCCAATCCTGGGAACAGTGGGCAGTTAATCACAAAGTCCACAAGGACGTTGTTGGCTACATTGGTTTCGCTAAACAAGACTTGATGGACTTTGATCCTAAATCTTCGAGCCGTGCGTTTGCTACTCCGCGTAGCTGGTTCTTTGTGTCACAGTTTCTCGAGGACGACGAAGCTACCGATGCAGAGCTTGTAGATTTGATCGCCGGTACTGTTGGTGAAGGACTTGCTATTAAGTTTATGGCACACCGCAAAGTGTCGGGGCAGATGCCACGTGCAGAAGATATTTTGTCTGGCAAAATCAAGGAACTCAAAGTTAAGGAAGTGTCAGCGATGTATTCGCTTACTATTAGCCTGTGCTACGAGCTCCAGGACCAGTTTAAGAAACTTGGCAAGGAGAAACTGTCCAACTGGCATGCTCAAGCGGATTACTTCCTACGTTTTATGATGGATAATTTTACTACGGAGCTCGTTGTTATGGGTGCTCGTGTTGCGCTAACCACGTATAACTTGCCCATGGTTCCGGGTAAAATGAAATCGTTTGATGAGTTCCATCAGCGTTTTGGCAAATACATCATTGCCGCAAGTGGCAAGAACTAAGAATCCGTTAGTCACGGTCGGGGGCATTCATGCGATATAAGTCCTCCGTTTTTATAGTGCTACTGCTACATGGTTGTGCATCACCGATGATGTTTGGTTTTGGGGCGACCAGTATAGCAGTGACAGAAACTACTGGAAAATCTGTAACCGACCACGTTGTTAGTACAGCAAAGGAAAAAGATTGCAGACTGTGGAGATATTTCAAGGGCGAGGAAGTGTGCCAAGAGGTAGAAATTATAACGAGGCCAGCAACACCCAGGAAGATCACTGACTCAAACGAAGCGATAACAACATACGAAGAGATACTAGCAAGGCGTGTTAAATAGTCTAGTAGACCGGTAATTTAAGTCGTGCTATACTATGTGTATAAATTAATCAAAGGAAGAAAAATGCAAAATATAATCCATAGTGTTGCAGTAGCAGAACCAGAAGTTACTGTGCCGGTCCGTAAACCTACAAATCCCAAGGTTGATGCTGCGGCACGTGAAAAATTGATTACTGCACGGATCGGACTCTTGCTTAAGGCACCTTTCTTTGGCAACCTTGCAACACGTATGACTCTTGTAAACGGCGACGATTGGTTGCCTACTGCCGCAACAGACGGCCGCAAATTTTACTACAATTCAGAATTCGTCAACAACATGCCATTGAAGCAGGTTGAGTTTCTGGTTGGGCACGAAGTATTACATGCCGTATATGATCATATGGGACGACGTGGTGATCGTAATCCTAAAATTTGGAATATCGCTGATGACTTTTGCGTCAATGCAGATTTGATCGAACAAAAGATTGGCGAAAAGATTACTGTATGCGGCGTATTGTATGATCCAAAATACAAAGGTATGTCGGCGGAAGAAGTATACGATGACCTAATGAAGAATGCCAACAAGATTAACATCGAAGATCTTGCTAAATTACTGTTGGATGAACATTTGGATGGCGACGGAGACGGAGAAGGAGAAAAAGGCGACAAAGATGGTAAGGGTCGTCCTAAATTGTCCGAGGCTGAGAGAAAAGCTATCCGCGATGAGATCAAAGAAGCCGTATTGCAAGCGGCACAGGCAGCTGGTGCAGGTAACTTACCAAGTGGCGTCAAACGTCTTGTAAAAGACATGACAGAACCGCAAATTGGTTGGAAGGAACTGTTGGAACAACAAGTCCAAAGCACCATTAAAAACGATTTTACTTTTTCTCGTCCGAATCGTAAGGGCTGGCACATGGATGCTATTCTTCCGGGAATGAAGCCAGGCGACACCATCGACATTGCTGTTTGCATTGATCAATCGGGTAGTATTAGCGGAGAAGATAGCAAGTGTTTCTTAAGTGAGATCCGCGGCATCATGGAAGCATACGACGAATATAAGATTCGCGTGTGGTGCTTTGATACTGAAATTTATAACGACCAAGAGTTTAACAGCGACAATATGAAAGATATCGCTAACTACGAGCCCCAGGGTGGTGGTGGTACAGACTTTATGGCGAATTGGACTTACATGAAAGAACACGGTATCGAGCCCAAGAAGTTTATCATGTTTACAGACGGTATGCCGTGTGGTGAGTGGGGCGAGGAACATTATTGCGATACCGTTTGGATCATCAAAGGTAATCCGAGATGTGAACCACCGTGGGGCATTTGGGCACATTATGAAGAGGAGGCTAGAAAGAAATGAAAATCACAAACCAACAAGCATACGCGATCTATCAGCAACAACAGGATATAAAGAAGATCGATCGTAGGCACGAAACTCTCCAAATTGAAGAACGTCGTATACACGAACAGATTAAAGCCAACGATGCGGCACGTATTGAATACAATCGCCGCATGGGACGTAATGGACAAAACGTAGATATACTCGCATAAAGAAAACTATGAAAACTATATTGCACAACGTAAACACTACCGCTGTTCCTGAAAAAGACTTACCGCCAGCACCCGAAGTAAAACTAGTCAATGCTCCTGAAGATCTCGAGACAGCGATCAAACGTATCATGGCACTGGAAATGGCGCTTGAAGATATTTCAAGAGCCGCAGAAATTGTTAGTATTACAGGGCAGTTGAGTATTTTAGATAGCTTTAAAAGAGCTGCCGATACAGCACTGGAGTCTAAGATCCAGATTGAACAGCCCGATATGAATGAGAATTTTAAACTTACTGTTATCACTGACAAAGAAGAAAGCACTAGTGCTGAAACTAAATGACGTAAATCCACTGTCCGTTTTTGGGTTACGTCAACTTGATCATTGTCCCCCGCATTTTGTTGTATTCCAGTTTGACCTACATACCCAAGAAAAAATAATCACAGATTGGATCTGGGAGAACCTCGAAGGGAGGTTCTTTTTTGGTGACGATTATATAAGCACTACTGGGGGGAGTGTGGCAATGCAAAAAATAGTTGGGTTTGAGATACCGGGCGAAGCTAGTTATTTTAGCTTATTACAAAGCACCTTTAATACCTACTAAGAAAATTTTTCCACTCTGACTATAGATAGTAAATATATGCATGGAGATTATATTTACAGGAGAAATACTATGTCAGAACTAGCACAAGAAGCAACACCATCCGAGGCAGTGCCCGCTGCCCAATTACAAATATCGGACATTTTATTGGCAGCTCAAGCTATCAGCTTGGCCAGTCAGCGCGGCGCATTTAAAGCCGAAGAATTTACACAAGTAGGTGGGTGCTTCGATCGGTTAACTACGTTTTTACGTGATAGCGGTGCCGTTACGGCCCAACCAGCAGCTGAACAATCAGCTGAATAAAGGAAAATAAAATGATTAAGCATGTCGGAAAACACAACAACAAAAAAATAGTACTATTATGGAGACAAGTTCCTAACGATGCTCATATGGCTCTAGTGGCCTATAGCGATACATTGCCCCGTATGATTCACGACGAAGTAATGAAATGTCTAGAGAGTGCAGTTGGTCAAAATGCCAAGGATTTGTCGGATGTGTTATTCCGTACAGTTATGGCCGACGGACGTAATGCATTAGAAGTATTGCATCGCGAAGGCTTCATCAAGAAGGTACCTACTAGCCAAGTGCTAATAACACCCACGGCAAAGTCAAGTGTGCGATTAGACGAATTAAATACCATTCTTGACGAAATGGATAAGGGCGCTGACGCTATCAAACGTATGGCAGACTTAGACAATAACGCCGGACTACAAACTAAAAAACGTCGTACCGAAGGTCGCGAAGTTGGAATGCCGCCGAACAATCAAAGTGTAAGCAGAACAAATATTGATGTTCACGCAACTGATAATGCATCTGCATACATCAAAGGTGCGTTAAGTGATATCGATCTAGCACAGCAACGTATAACCCAAGCCGAACAAATGAAGACTCAGGCACAGATGTTAATGGCCGAGGCTGACCGCCTAATGAAAGAAGCTAAAGAATTTGCCCCTGCCAAAAATGTCAAAATCAAAAAAACCCCGGCAGCAAAGAAGCAGGCGGCTTAATTTAAGCAGTAAAGAGCAATGGGAACGGTTATTGAAGGAAGTACATAAAGAACAAGTTCCGGTTGGTGTATTACTCTCTATTACTGTTAATCTTAAAGACGGAACTGCTGTAAATGTTGACGTAGCTGAAATGCTAAAAGAAGGTCAAGATCCAGGGCATGTCGAGCGCACTATTAATGAAAAATTAAAGGTGTTAGACGATTATATTGCAGATGTTGACTTTCATATTAGTGTTGATGCGGTGTCTAAAGTCGTCCAACCTTTCACCGATAAATTATTAAAAAATTTATGATAAATGCTATATTCGCTGTAGATCAGTATGGTGGCATGGGTAATAATGGCACGTTACCCTGGCCACATAATGCATCAGATCTCGCTAACTTTAAAACACTCACGACCGGCCATGTCGTGGTTATGGGTCGTAACACGTGGGACGATCCAAAGATGCCCAAACCACTACCAGGTCGCATCGTGTACGTGGCCAGCAATCGTCCAATGTCTAAAGCCGGACGTATCCAAGGTGATATCGTAGAGAAAGTTTTAGCATTAGAAAAACAACATCCGGATCGTATTATTTGGGTCATTGGGGG